AAACTTGGACAACCTAAGGAAGAAGCTACGGAAGAACCTGAACAAAGTGAAACGGAAGCTGAGGACAAAAGAACAAACTGAAGAGAATGTTAGTGAAGCATATCAAACGATTGCAGAAGCTAGTAAAGAGTTCTTTGAAAACGACGGTCAACTTAGTGAGGAAACTTATAACGCTTTAGAGAAAGCAGGACTTCCTAGGGATTTGGTTGACAGCTACGCAGCTGGTCAGCAAGCATTGTTACAATCTGAAGAAGCACAAATCAAAGGTGTGGCTAACGGTCAATACGATGCGATGGCTGAGTGGGCAAATGAGAATCTACCACAAGAAGAGATCGACGCTTTTGATGAGGCGGTCACAGGTGGTACAATTAACCAAGCTAAGTTAGCAGTGCAAGGATTGTACGCTAGGTATCAAAATGCTACAGGTAGTAAACCTAAACTTACCCAAGGCAATCTATCCGGTACATCCACTATGCCTTTTAAAAGTATGCAGGAATTAGCTCGTGCTCAGTCCGACCCACGGTATCGCAGTGGTGACAAAGCATATCACGAAGAGATTGACAGACGCTTATCTGTAAGTAATATTTAGTGTTATAGTATAGTTCATTATTCATCGCATTCATAAGCCCCTATCTAGGTTTGTTTCGTTATTTTTGTTTCCCTAGGTAGGGGTTTTTGTTTATGATAAAGACTATGGCAACAGAACTAGGAGACAATGTCCAAGTCAAAGCGAACCTGGCGTTCATGGCTAAAGTGATAGCTGTGGTAGGTAGCGTGGTTTGGGGATACAGTGTAGTATGGAATAAGATCATAGCACTTGATAGTGGATTGGACAGAGTACAACACGAAGGAACTTTGCTTGGAGACTTGTCAGCACGGATGATGCACATAGAAAAGTTTGCAGAACAATCCAAAGCAGACCTAGATCATTTGTTAGAGATGCAAGACAAACCAATAACATCTGACTTCCAACAGTTTGAACGGCTACGGTATCTTGAAAAAGAATTGGACAGAATGCGTGCCAAGTTGGAAAGTCATTTGACAGAAAGCAGGTGAAGAGATGGGTGAGTTACTTATGTTGTTTATCACGGGCGGTGGTTCTACTGCTATGGGTGCGATTCTTAAAGGGGTTTTTGGTTATGTGTTTGAATCTAAACAACAGAAGCACGATCTTGAGATGGCGAGAGAGGCTCGTAACAACGACAATTTCCTTAGACTACAAGCTGAAATCAATAAAGGCGGTAATGGGGAGTTTGTTTCTTTTACTCGTCGTGTTCTTGCTGTTATCGGGGTGTCTACGCTCTGTGCGTGTATCATCCTTTGTACCCTCTTCCCCACAGCAGAAATCATCACCATCACAAACGCAGACGGAGAAGGTATCAACGAGTTCTTTTTCGGACTCATCAGTTGGCAAGCAGCTCAAGAGCCGCTCACTATATCTTCTGGACACATCAGCCTTATGGGATGCACAGTAATACTGCCTTGTATCCTAGGGTTTTACTTTGGTCCAAGTGGTCGAAGAGGTTGACAGTCAAGCATTTTTCCCTTTTACTTATATTTAAATTTAATCGACAACTAGCAACAACTAGTCCCTCGACCCTCTGCGGAGGACAATCCTGTGAAGACGAAAGGTGTGAAAGTCACTGGTAATCAAACATATTCACAATAACTTATAAACATAGGAGATCATATATATTATGGCTAACGGAAATACATCCCCCAGTCGTGTAGGTCTTGCTGAAGGTGGGTCCGATAACGACCAGTTGTTTCTCAAAAAGTTCAGCGGAGAAATTCTGCAAACCTTTGAGGAGTCCAACATCTTCAAGCCCTTACACACCATCAGAACCATCGAGAATGGTAAATCAGCACAGTTCCCTGTAACAGGAATCGCTTCTGCTAAATACCACACTCCCGGTGAAAACATCGCAGACGGAGGTAACAGCTACCTTAGCGACATCAAGAAAACTGAGAAGATCATCACCATCGATAAGATGCTTGTTGCTTCCACTTTCTTGTCGAACATCGACGACATCAAGAACCACTACGACATCCGCAGCGTATACGCTAACGAGTTGGGTAAAGCTCTTGCCGTTCGTTTCGATACCGCTCTTGCTAAAGTGTTCATCGCTGCTGCTCGTTCAGCTACCAACTTGTCCCAAGTTAACAAAACAGGCGGACAGCTTGATGTTGCTAACAACGACTTCTCCGCTCCTGATACTCCAGGTACTCCTGCTGCTATCACGGGTGCTGACCTCGTTGCTGCTTTCTTCAGTGCTGCACAAAAGATGGACGAAAATGATGTTCCTAGCGACGGTCGTTTCTGCGTTCTTCGCCCAGCTGACTACTACAAATTGATCACTGGTGCTGACGCTTCCAACAGCTTCTCCCTTACTTCCGCAGTTAACGCTGACATCGGAGGTCAAGGTGGTTTGGCTACTGGATCGATCCCACAAATCGCTGGTATCAACATCTACAAATCCAACCACATCCCATCAACTGACCTTAGTGCTGTTTCTTCCGGAGACGGAGAGGCTGCTAATGATGTCTTTGGTGTTAGTGGTGTCGGATACAACGGTGACTTCCGTAACAGCATTGGTATTGTTTCTCACTCCGCTGCTGTCGGAACCGTTAAGTTGCTTGATCTTGCTACCGAATCCGAGTATCAGATCGAGCGTCAAGGTACGCTATTTGTTGCTAAGTACGCTATGGGTCACGGAGTTCTCCGTCCTGAGTGTGCTATCGAATTAGTAGCATAACCCGTTTCTCTCGGTGTTGGGAGGTCTGTGATTCGTTCCGCTCCCTCCATCGGGATTACTTATATACAAAGCTATGGCACTTACGACTAAACTAAATGCAGTAAACACGATGATCTCCGTTATAGGAGAAGCACCAGTAAATACATTAGGAGGGACAGCAGTTCCCGTATCAGTCGTACAAGCGGAAGCAGTGCTAGATGAAACTAGTAAAGCCGTACAGTCAGAGGGTTGGCACTTCAATACAGAACACGAATACAAGCTTACTCCTGACGCTTCCACATCTAAGATTAACCTACCAAGTAACACACTTAGAGTAGACTTAGACCCATTAATTTATACAGACAGCGATCCAGTACAGCGTGGACTTATCTTATACGATAGGAAGAAACACACGGATGTATGGACCAAGGAGGTTAAAGCCTCCATAACTTTTGAGTTAGCATTCACAGATATGCCTGAGCAATTCAGACACTACATCACAGTTAAAGCAGCTCGTATCTTTGCTAACAGATTCTTAGGTAGTAGAGAGATCGAAGGGTTTGCTTTGAGAGACGAGATAGAAGCTAAAGCCCGTGCTATTGACAGTGACTCTGAGAATGCAGACAGGACAATCTTTGATCACTACAGCGTACTTAGAGTTTTAGATAGATAAAGCGACACATGCCTCTGTTAGTAAACAGTGTACCTAACCTCGCACAGGGCGTATCGCAGCAACCTGATAACCTGCGGTATCCTGGTCAGTGCGACGAACAAATCAATGCTTGGGCTACTGTTGTTGAGGGGTTGGTAAAACGACCACCTACTAAGTACAAGAAGAATGTAAACGCTACTGATCCTGGTGCTAACTTGTTCACCCACTTTGTTAAGAGAGATGAGGATAACAAGTACTGTGTCACAGTGTCTCTTGGTGGTGTAGGTGTTATCAATTTAAATGACGGTACGAACTATCCAGTAACTGTAACATCTATCGCTAGTAGCTATCTTAGCCTAGGTACTTCTGTAACGAATCCACTTAAAGATATACGAGCACTGACAGTAGCTGACTATACATTCCTTGTTAATAAGAAGAAGGAGGTAAAGGTAGATACAGACCCTAAGTACTTATCTAAAGATGTCAAAGATGATAACGGTAAGTACAATGCTTTAGTGTTTGCCAAGCTTGGGGATTACGAAAAGGGATACAGTATTTATATAGACGGTAAGTTAATACCTCCTGGCGGTTCTGGTGTAGCAGGTACACATCACGACTTTAACGCTCCATCCGCTCCTTCAGAACTCAACGATGTTACTTATATTAGTGGTCCTAGTAGTGGAGGTAACGCTGCTCACGCAGACACTGAGTATATATCTAAAGGATTGGAAACTTGTTTGAAGGCTTACTTCGGAGCAGATGGTATAGTAGCTGGTATAACTCTGT